GAAAGAAAGTGGAATACGTCATTCGTGATGGTATTTCACAAGGGCAAACTAATCAGCAAATCATTCAGCGCATTAAAGGCCGCAAAGCAAATGATTATAAAGACGGTTTGCTTGAATCAAGTCGAAGTTCAATTGAGCGGCAGGTTCGTACAGCACGAAGCCATATTAGTAATGCGACATACATTGATACCTACAAAGCACTTGGCTATGACTATGTGAAAGTCGTTGCCACACTTGATGGCAGAACATGTAAGTACTGCGCCTCAATTGATGGAACCGTATTTGCGATTGATGATCCAAAACGACCACGATTCCCAGTTCATCCACATAACCGCACGACCTATGCGCCATGTGATAAGGATGGAAATGTTGCAGGCTTAAGACCATTTGTGGCTGATGCCCGAAAGATTAAAGACATTCCAAAGGATCAACGTGATGGCATCATTGGTCAGGTTGATGCAAATACATCGTTTAAGACTTGGTTTGATGATCAGGATGAAAATTTTCAGCGCCAATGGTTGGGTAAATCGAAGTTCGAGTTGTACCAGAAAGGTGAATACAGCTTAGATAAGTTTGCAGATCCTTTGAATAAGCGGGGTTATACGTTGAAAGAATTGAAAGCAGTGGATGGGAAAACATTTGAGGCTGTAGGGTTATGAAAATATTGATAACTAAAACAGGTCCATATTATCGACAGTACGCAGAAGTTGGTGACATCAAAACTGTTGAGGGGTTTACAGTGCATGGGCATCCATACATCACATCAAAACACCCGAACAACCAAGGACATCGAGTTGTATTTCAAATTGGAATGAACTGCAAAGTGATGTCTGGTGGCTATTAGCAAACCAAATCCAAATAGAGCACCTTCCGGGGTGCTTTTTTATTGCCTGCTGAAAGCTGATGCGGACAGCGTAACGAGCGGATGCTCATTTTAGAAATAGGGTCGGATGACTTATGAAACTTAAAACGACAGAAGTAAATGGGAAACAATATGCTGAACTGGATGCCAAAGGGTTGCCAGTCTATGTGCATGATGATGGTTCTGAATTAGGGTTTGATGCAGCACAAGCGAAGCAGAAAATCACAGAACTTAACTCTGAAGCAGCAAATAACCGCAAACGCTACGAAACAGCGGAATCAGGACTAAAAACATTTGAGGGTCTTGATGCGGAAAAAGCCCGAAAAGCCTTAGATATTGTTCAAAACCTTGACGACAAAAAGCTTGTGGATGCAGGTGAAGTCGAAAAAATGAAAACTCAATTGGCTGAAACATTTAAGCAAACGTATGACCCACAAATTGCCCAGCTTACTCAAGAGCGTGATGCTGCAACACAGCAGCTACACAGTGAATTGATTGGCGGTGGTTTTGCTCGTTCTAAGTACATTCAAGAAAAAGTTTCTGTGCCTGTAGATATGGTTCAAGCGATGTTTGGACAAAGTTTCAAAGTCGAAAACGGCAAACCAGTCGCATATGGCGCAGACGGAAACAAAATTCTTTCACGCACAAATTTAGGTGAAGTTGCAGGCTTTGATGAGGCTTTAGAAATCATGATTGGTGGATACCAACATAAAGACTCAATCCTAAAAGGTTCACAGGCTGGTGGTGCTGGATTCCAAGGCAGTGGCGGTCAAGGTGGTGGCAAGACCATGTTGCGCAGCCAATTCACAAATTTAAGCCCTGCAGAACAATCCTCATACATGCGTGAGGGTGGAAAAGTTACTGATTAATTTATAGGAAAGATAGCAAATGGCTAATACTCTTACAGGCTTGTTGCCTGATATTTACGAAGCACTTGATCAGGTATCACGCGAACTCACAGGTTATATCCCTGCGGTATCACGTGACTCAGGCATTGCACGAGCTGCGATTGGTCAAAATGTACGTGTGCCAGTGACTACTGAGGTTGCTGCTCAAGATACGGTGCCAGGTGCAAACGCTCCAAATACTGGTGATACCACTGTTGATCATGTAGACGCAGCAATTACCAAATCTCGCCATGTGCCAGTAAAATGGAGTGGTGAAGAAACCAAAGGTTTGTCGAATGCTGGTACATTCAGCACCATTCAAGCGGATCGCTTTTATCAAGCAATGCGCACTTTGGTGAATGAAATTGAAAGTGATGTTCATTTTGAAGCATATAAAAATGCATCGCGTGCATACGGCACTGCTGGCACCACACCATTTGGAACCGCAACTGACTTATCTGATTTCTCTGGTGTGCTGCGTATTCTTGAAGAAAATGGTGCTCCGCGTACTGATCTTCAATTGGTCCTTGGTCATTCTGCTATTGGCAACCTACGTGGTAAGCAATCTGGTTTGTTCAAAGTGAATGAAGCTGGTTCTGCTGACATGTTGCGTAATGGTATGACTGATCGCGTGATGAACATGGCGATTCGTCATTCTCACGCTTCAGGTCTGCATGTGAACGGTTCAGGTGCAAACTATCTTGTGAATGGTGCCGCGGCTGCGAAATCTACAGAGATTGCGGTTGATGGTGGCACTGGAACAATTCTCGCGGGTGACATTGTTACATTTGCTGGTGATAGCAATAAGTATGTGTCTGGCGGTTTAACGGGTGCCAACTTGGCTTTAAATAAGTCTGGTTTGTTGCTCCCTGTGGCTGATGATGTGGCGATTACTCGCGGCAATGCATACACAGCCAACGTTGCGTTTGCGCGTTCTGCTATTGCACTGGCAACACGTGCGCCTGCATTACCAGAAGGCGGTGACTCTGCTGATGATGTAGTTCAGGTGGTTGACCCATTAACTGGATTGGCGTTTGAAATTGCCGTGTATCGTCAATTCATGCAGGTTGTTTACCACGTTCGCCTTGCTTGGGGTGTTAAAGCTATCAAGCAAGAACATATCGCCCTGTTGATGGGTTAATAAATTCAAGATTGGGTGCTATGTGCACCTTTTCTTTTGGAGATAAAAATGTCACAGGTAAAGACGGTAAAAATTAAGAATGGCGAAGGGTTCTGCATTATCAATGCAGCTGATTTCAAAAAGGGCGTGCATGAATTATGTGATGGTGAATCACGAGGTGAAGAACATAAAGTCACCGTGACCTTATCTGCCGAAACATCACCAGAACTACAGCAAGCTATTTATGGTGCGAAAGCGGAATGTGAAAAGGTTCGGGCTGAAAATGATGATCTAAAGCAACAGATTGAGACATTAAAAGCAGGCATTGCACAAGGTGAACCAGCCGATCTAAGCGGATTGGTTCCAACTGAACAATTTGATGCAGTAGCTCAAAAACTTACAGAAACCGAAGAGCAGCTCAATAAAGAACGTGAAGCTGGCAAAAAGTTGACTGCTGAAAAAGAAGCTTTATTGGCCCAAGTAAAAGACCTTGAATCCAAACTCAAGAAACATGCTGCTGAAGCGAAGGTTGCAAAAGCGGCTGAATCAAAAGCAGAGCAACCAAAGGAATAACCTATGAGCTTTATCACTGTTGCCGAAGCTGAATCTATCCTTGGGGCAGACTTTGCCGAAGATGGTGATAAGGCTCGACTTATTCTGCTAGCCAATACATGGCTTAAAAACGAAATTGGCTATGAGCCTGATCCTGTAGATCCTTTACTAAAAGACGCAGCTTGCGAAATTATTAAAGGCATTCAGGCAGGTGTTATTTACTCTGGTGTTGCACGTCAAACTACAAGTGAAAGCGTAAAGGCGGACACGGTGCAGGTTAGTGAAACTTATGCTGAGGGTAGTGTAGAAATTTCTGAATATGAGCAAATTGCAAAGGCTTATATTGATTCATTGGATTTAAAGCCTAAAGGGTTTGGGTTTGAGGTGTTTCGGGCATGATAAATACCAATTACGTGCCTGAGTGGTATATCTCCCCATTTGAGCATGTTAAGTACACCTTGGCACGTAACCAGATTCATATGGATCTATTGTTTGATGACATGACTGATACGGATAGGTTTTTATCTGCGGGAGCTGATGCTCAGGTTGATTATTATGACAACGGAAAATACTGCATAGTTCAGCTTGGTGAATCTGGAGAGCGGACTCTACTTGAAAACCATGCACTTTTACTGCATGAAGCTGTGCATGTTTGGCAGCGAATCAAAGTTTTGATGGGTGAGAAAGAGCCAAGTAAAGAGTTTGAAGCTTATTCTATTCAGCGCATTGCTTTGGATCTATTCAACATGTATGAGGAAAGTGAAGTTCATGATTAAGAATAAGGTTCAATCCAAAGTAGCCCAAGCCTTTAATAAGAAACTAGGCGATGCTGTAAGTACTTTCACTTGCTCCAAAGAGATTCAATCAGGTGAGTTTGATTTTGAAACTGAAACCTATCCAACCGTTACGGTAGAAGCCTATAACGGAAGAGGCGTGTTATTTGGCTCGTATGCTAAAGATTTGGTGAAGCCTGCTGATTATCAGGTGACAGACTGTAAGGCCACGGTGCTGCAAAATGAAGTAACTCAGGTGCCACAGATTGGTGATGTGTGGGCG